TGATTATTAAAGAATATCCTACCGCCGCAGCAAATACAAATCACTTTAGAGCATTATTAAATGAATTAAATCTCAAGAGAAATTTCAAACCCGATATGATCCTTGTCGATTATATCAATATATGTTCTTCTTCACGTATCAGACCAGGACAATATGTAAATTCTTACAGTTATGTGAAATCTATTGCAGAAGAACTTAGAGGATTGGCAGTAGAATTTGATGTTCCAATTTTATCAGCAACACAAACAAATAGACAAGGTTTTCAAAATACTGATGTTGGACTTGAAGATACTAGTGAGAGTTTTGGACTTCCAGCAACAGCAGATTTTATGTTTGCACTTATTACTAATGAAAACTTAGAAGAAGCTGGGCAAATGTTAATCAAACAGTTAAAAAATCGATATAGTGATCCTACCTCAAATAAGAAATTTTTAGTAGGAGTAGATAGAGCTAAGATGAGACTTTCCGATTTGGGAGAAGAATCTCAATCTGGGTTAGTAGATACTGGAGGAAAAGAAGAAAAAGAAGATGTTCCACTATTTGATGCATCTACTGGTGGTAGGATGAAGAGTAAAAAAGATTTTGGGGAGTTTAAATTTTGAGTGATGATAATATAGTAGATTTAGATGAATATAGAAAGGAAAAACATAAGGTAGACGCAAAACCTATTTCCAACCTCAAGACATTTGTGCCAGATCAATACTACATTTACCCTGACATGGGGATAATGATCCACGTATTGTTTATTACAGATCAAAGTATACATTTCGGAGAAGCAGTTTATATAATGGAAGACCAATATGGGAATTTCTTTGCAGATATTGTCGAAGAAGAGACTTGTGAAGGTTGGCATTTACTACATAAAGATGTTTTTCTAAAAGCTGTTGAAAATAATAGACCCCCAGATCCCCCAGAGCCACAAGTTGGATGACTTGTTATTATAAATATATCAGTAAAGTGTATTTTAATGCTAGGAGAAAATGAAACGTTTTAAACAAATTACTGCAGATTTATATGATGCCTCTAAATCAGAGAAACTTGCTCATGATTTAGCACTTATTACCGAAAAGGGTGAAGATATATGTGCAGTAGACATAACTCAGTTAAGGTCTAAAGTTTTACGTGACAGACACGCAAAAATGTGTAAGCCTGAGCCAAAACATTGGAGTAATACAAAGAAAAAACTTAAAGATACACCTATACAACGAGCAGCAAAACGTGCCGGAATGCAAACAAAAGCACGAAAAGGATTATATAATCAAAAACAACATGATTTTAAAGATTATTTAATAGAAGATATTCTCAATGAAGGCCGGAAAGAAATCCAAGCTCAAATAATCTCCGCTGGGAAAGCCGCAGGATTAGAAAAACATTCTAATCTCGCAAGAGTTTACAATCCTAAAGGAATGAAAAATGGTGATTTTGTTAAACTGATTAAACAAACATTTGAAGTGGATGATGTTGTAGTTCTTGCTCCCAAAGATCAAGGTAATCCTAGTTCTTCATTTTATACTTTCCTATGGAACGAAAATCAAATAACTCTTGCAGGAGCAGTTAAAGGTAGAGGTAGTAGACAAACAGAAGAACAAGAAATATCTTGGCTTTTAGTATTAAGTGGTTATCATCAAGGTTATGGTGAATTAGTAGATGATGAATTTTTAGAAAAATTGTCGGGTGAAGCAAAAGTATATTCAAAAATCACTAATTCAAAGGGAAAATTCTTAGGAGAAAGTGACGCACAAGGTTTAGTTTTTTGGTTATCTAATAATAATGATTGGTTACAATCTCATAGAAAACAGGCAAATAAGTTCATTAAAAGTGTTTCATCAGCACCATTAAGATATGTTAAAGATTATTCTAAACTTGATATAGTTCAACATGCAAAAGCACTTTTTCCGAAAGCTGTCCCTGGACAAATATTTGATAAAGATAAATGGAATCCAGCAGATGTTTGGCTCTATTATGAAGATTTAACAGAACAAGCAAGTTTAGCAGACTTAAATAACTATCTCTTAGCTTCTATAGAAGGTGGTAAAGGTATCATAGGTATATCTTTAAAATTAGGTGGAGGTAACGTAAATACAATAAATGCCAGAAAACGTCCAGTTTATGTTGTTGATGATTTTGATATGAAATTTGGTGATTTATTTGCCCAAAATGTTAATACAGAATATGGTGGAATGGGAATGGAAGGCTATTCTGTTATGTATAGACTGTTTAGCCCAAAAATTGGAGAACTTATTAGGGGAGAAGCACAACAGAAAGCGGCTCTAGCGGCACAAGGGAAAGTTTATTTAAAATATATTGATCATTTAACGGGAGGGGCGCAAGCATCAAAAGCTGTTGCAGGTGTAGCAAAGAAAATTGTAGAGAAAGATAAAAAAACAGGAGTTTATAAATTTACAACAGATGGTGCAAGGACATTTAATAAAGTCAAGAGAGCATGGCCACTTGTAAGAGATAATAATATAATTGAGTGGGCATCAACTGCAAATCCTGCCAATTATGATAGACTTGTAGATTCTAAAACATTTTTAGAATATGTTAATGAATATGCAATAAAAAAGAAGTTGAGAGAAAGTGAAATGCAAGTAAGAGTTATGGCACGATTTCAAACTATTATGTTAGGAGCGGTGTTTTCTTCTATAAAACGAAAAAGTGTAGACAAATTACATGAAATTGTATTAGGTATGTTACTATTTGCTAAATCAGAATCAGTTTGGTCTGCACCACACATGAAGGCACAATAATGTTCGCATTTGCTTCATTTTTAACTGAACAAAAGAATCTCCACATGGAACACCTTGAAGATGAGGTGTTAAATGGTGGAGTAGAAGGAACTAGGGGAGCAATAAATTTCCTTCAAGGATTGAGGGATATGTTAGCAGGAAGTTCAGCTTCTTCTGTAGATGTTACAGTAAAATGGGATGGAGCACCCGCAGTGTTTGCAGGAATTAATCCTGAGAATGATCAATTCTTTGTAGGAACAAAAGGTGTATTCGCTAAGAATGCAAAGATAAATTATACTGATACAGATATAGATAATAATCATTCAGGAGGATTAGCAGAGAAACTTAAAGTTGCACTTAAAGAATTATCCAAAGTAAACATACAAGGTGTTTTACAGGGTGATATGATGTATACTCATAATGATATTACAAAAGAAACGATTGATGGTGAACCTTATATTACTTTTCAACCAAATACTATCGTTTATGCAATACCAGTGAAATCAAAGTTGGCGGCTAAAATCCTGTCCTCTAATATGGGAATCGTATGGCACACCACTTATAGTGGAGATACGATGGAGGACATGACCGCCTCCTTTGGTGTTAGTTCGGGGGCGTTTAGTGAAAGTAGTTCAGTATGGCAAGCAGATGCATCATTCAAAGATCATTCTGGAAGTGCCACTATGACAAGTAAAGAGACTGGTGATGTTACTAAAATATTAAGTCAAGCTGGTAAACTGTTTAGAGAAATAGACTCTAATACTCTGGCTATGGTAGCGGGAGATCCTACACCAAAAGAATTGATAAAGACGTATAACAATAAAATGGTGAGAGAAGGACAGAAGATTTCAAATCCTAAAAGACATACTGCAGGAGTGATTAAATTTGTATATGATAAGTTGAAAGCAGATGTAGATAAGGTAAAAAGAGAAAATACGAAAAAAGAGAAACAACGTAAGATGGATTTATATGTTGACTTTTTCAGAAAACATTCTTCAGATTTAGTCAAGATATTTGCATTACAAAATTTACTTATTGATGCAAAATTAATAATTCTTAGAAAATTAGAACAAGTTAAATCTATCAAAACGTTAATGAAAACATCTACAGGATTTAAAGTTACTTCTCCAGAGGGGTTCGTTGCTATAGACAAACTCAAAGGTGGTGCAGTTAAGTTAGTAGATCGAATGGAATTTTCAATGCAAAACTTCAACGCAGCAAAGAATTGGGATAAATGAAAACATTTTCAAAGTATCTAGAAGAAAATTCCAAGTATATTGTTTCCAAGAACCCAAGCGACAAGAAATGGTATGTAATGGGTCATGTGGGAAGAAACAAATGGATGCCGGTTTCTAGTGGATTTAAAAACAAAGCCCAAGCTCAGAAGTGGGCAAAGAGTCAAGATAAGGTGGATGACGCGGCTCGCGGAGAAATAGGTGGTGTATAAGATGAAAAAAGTTATAATACCACATATAGACCACGGTGTTGATATTATTGGTGATGAATGGGAAGATGAAGAAGATGAATCTGAGATGTATGAACAACGAGAAGATCCAGATCATCCATACTGTACAAATTGGCCAGTAAATAAAAAAAAGGAAAAACATGGAAACATTTAAAGAATTTTTTGGTAAAAAGGCTGTAATCGATAAAGATCAAGAAGAATTAGAAAAACTTGGTTTGAAAGCTGCTGGTAGAGGTGGTTGGTCTAAAAAAGAACAAGATCGATATAATGATCTTTGGATGAAGATGCACAAAAAGGGTCAAACTCCATTAATGACACCACCAAGTGTATATGATGATGATTCGTGGGGAACTAAAACTACAAAACTTCATAAGAAGTTAAGATTAACTAAAAAAGATCATTCAAGTGTATTAGCATGAGTACAGCTGTATTTGCTTTTGGGAGATTTAATCCTCCTACTATCGGACATGAAAAGTTGATAAACGCAGTAATTGCTACTAATCAACGTGAGGGTGGAACTGCCTACATTTATGGAAGTCATTCACAAGATAGTAGAAAAAATCCCCTTTCACATTCAGAAAAAATGGGATATTTACAAAAAATGTTCCCACGAATTAAAAAGTCGATACAAACTAAAGCAAAAGAACGAAATGTACTACAAATCGCACATACATTAAATGAAAAATATGATAAATTAATATTAGTAGTGGGTAGTGATAGAGTCGATGACTTTACCTCTTTACTAAATAGTTACAATGGGATAAAGTCTAAACATGGATTTTATGAATATAAAGAAATAAAAGTATATAGTGCAGGTGAAAGAGACCCAGATGCAGATGGTGCTTCTGGAATGTCAGCATCTAAGATGAGATCAGCCGCAACAAAGGGTGATTTTGAGTCGTTTATATCAGGCGCATCAAGTGAATTAACTATAAAAGAAAAGAGAAATCTAATGAATGATGTACGAAAAGGATTGAAATTAGATTCATTACGTGAAGCAATGAAACGCCGAAGAGGTTATGAGAAACCTGTTATAGTTGAACATAAAGATAATATTGAAACAAAAGAACTATCTTGGCAAGGTTATGATACTGTAAATTTATCTACTTGTGTAGAGGCGTTTGAATTATTTGATGAAATAGTTAATAGTGTCGGTGATGGAACGTTTACTGCCCCAGAAAAGGGGTATCTTAAAGAAGCACTAATGTTGACAGATAAATGTCTTTGTATTTCACAAGTACCAGAAGAAGAAATAACAGAAGAAGATGAAGTGAATTACATAAAAAGTTCAGAGAAAGCAATAAAACTTTTGGAGACTGTTAAAAAACGAACAGGCATACCATTTGAATATTCGTTTTTGAATGATCTTCAAGTAAAAGTTGCACCTAATGCACAACCACGAAAAACATTTACACAATTTTCAGGAGAAATGTATGGCCTCTGATAGCCTATTAACAGTAATTCAAGGACTAGTCAAGAGAGATGGTCGAATTGCAAAAGAAGACGCCAAGAAAGCTAAAGAAGCAGTAAAGGCGCAAAAAGAACAAGAAGATGAAGAAGATGAGGATGAAGAACCAGTAGGAGAACCTGCTGATAATCAACCGCCTGCAGATGAGCCACCACCTGAAGAGGGTGAAGATGAAGAAGGTGAAGAAGAGGACGAAGAAGAGGGTGATTATGATAATAAAGTTTCTGGACCCGATCCTGCATTAGTTCAACAAGTTTCCCAAATAGTTATGCAACAAATACAAGATATGTTGCAGGCAGCAGACGATGCTCAAAAAGATAGAACAAAAGACGATATTAAACTTTCTGGTAAGAAAGAAAAAATAGATACTAAACCCAAAATGGAACAAATAGTAACAAGGAGAGAAAGAATGAATTTCCAAGAAGCAATCCGTTTGGCCGTCACGGACACACATCTAGAAGAAGGTTATGAATCTGTTGTCCTTGATATTCTAGAAGATGAAGGTATAGATGGCCCTTTAGGTTATGAACCATTTTTTGAAAAAGGTAAATTATATGTAGAAAAAGGTTCAGAAAAGAAAGCCGCAAAGGTACTTAAAAACTCTAAAGATATTCGAAAAGTTCCTAAAATTGTAGGAGAAGAATTATCAGAAGAAGAGTATCTTCAAATGGAATCAGTAGCCGTTGATGGTAGACTAAAAGGATTTAGAGAAGCCCTTAAACGTTTAACTTATGAAAAAATTAAAGCAATGAAGGCTAAAGAAGAAGTCAAAAAAGAACATTTGAATGCAGGTCTTGGAAAAGAAGGTGTTGAAAAAGATACTAAAGGTGATGGAGATGAATATCAAAAGTTCTTCAAAGCAGCACTCAAGAAGTTTGGGGTAGATGAGCCTGATCAACTAGAAGGTGATAAGAAAAAAGAATTCTTTGATTATGTTGATAAAAATTGGAAGGCCGATAATGAAAAGCCTGAGCCAGAAGATAAAAAAGAAGAAGTTGATATCGAAGAAATGAGAAATATTCTTCAAAATATGGATATTGATCAACTAACTGATGATATCATTGAGAAAGCCACAAAACTTGTCCAAAAGGCAAAAAAATGAAGAGATTTGGAGAGTACATCTCAAACCAAGATGAAAAAGTAGCTCCATCAATAGAAAAGACAGTAGAAAAGAAATCTATTGATGAAGCTGCTTCTCTTGGAGATTTATTAATTGGTTTAGCTGCTGCGGGTGGAGCCGCGGGTTTTAAAGCTGCTTGGAATAAATGGGCTCCAACTAAGGGAGCAAGGGCAAAGAGAAAAGAAAAAGCCGATGATAAAGAGGAACGAAGACAAGAAAAAATTGCAAAGGCAAAGAAGAAGGGGAACGAAAAGAAGTTAAAAAAATTAATGTCTCCTGATGAATATAAGAAATATGGTGATGAAAAAACACAAAAGAAAAAAGATGATCAAAAAGCCAAGTTAGATAAAAAGGGTGAAAAAGAAAGAGGTGGAATTGAAGATCCTAAAGATGCTGAAGCATATTTCAAAAAACATGGTGAGGCGCCAAGAGGATGGAGAAACGCCGCTGCAGATGGTGAAGCTCCAGAGTTGATGACAAGAGCCGATTATGCAAAAGAATTAAAACGGCGAAGGAAAATTAACACAAAACAAGAACCAGACAAGAAACCTGAACCAAAAGATAATACTAATGATTCATTTAAACCGGAGGGGGATATGGCTCTAAAAGAAAGTCCAGAACTTCAAGCAATTATGTCTTTAGATGATGAAGGAATAAAAGCCGATATCAATCGTAAAGGTCAAGTGGTTGTTAAGAAAAAAGATTTAAAGAAAGCCGAAAAGAAACTGAAAAAAGAATTTGGTGGTAAATTCAAATCATTATTACCAAAACTTGTAGGTGAAGAAGTTCTAGAAGATGGAACTGATGCAATGATAAATCAATATAAAAAAGATACTCCAGGACAGAGAACTGCATGGGAAGTAGTATCTAAAGCTCGTGCAAAAATAATTGAAGCGGTTGACGCCGAGGCAGCAAGAGAATTATACTTATTCATGCAAAATGAAAGATCTTTAATGAGACAAAAAGACTCTATCATTAAGAATATTTCAAATAAAATGAAGAGTGGTAAATATGATCATAAACAAGCACCTAAACTATGGATGTATTGGGTAGATAATGGCGCAAAAGAATATGATAAATTGTACAGCTCTCCAGGCGTGAAAACTTTTGATAAAGATACAAAGATGTCGGTGGCTATTCAGCTAGGTGATGAATATAAAGCCGAAATCGAATTAGGAAATTACAGTTAAGGAATCTAATGGAAAAAAATGATAATTACTTTGATAATAAATCAGAGGCCGAGAAGTTAAGAAATGTTGCATCTATGGTCAATGATATTGTAAATACTAAACCTGATGATTCACTTGAAGTAAAAGAGTCAGATACCGAAACTAAAGAAGAATTGCCTGAAGTAGATCCTGTAGTAGATTTAGTAGGTAAAGCAATATCTACACATAATCCAAATAGAGGAGCATTCTTTCAAGGGGTACAAAAACAAGGAACAACGAAATGACACAGTATAATTATGAATTAGATCTCGTTAATGAGCGTCTAAAACAGATTGATGACATCATGGAAAAGTTTTCGGGGTTTCCTGAAGTTAAACAAAAATTACAAGGTGCGAGAGACGCATTAGTAGAAAGCGAAGAAGAAATTATGACATATTATGATCTTACAAGTTTAGAGAAGTAAATAAGTCATAAATATTATAATAACAACTCAATTTAATAGGAGAAAAACATGCCTTTATGGGGAACAGCTCATGCATCGGCAACAAACAAACCCAAGTTTTTGCCAACTGATGAGGATTCAGATTATGCCAGAGCAGACAGCTATGCAACACAAGCTGGATGGGTAATGCAACCAGGACACGTTTCATCTGGAAATGACAATACAGCTGCAGATCCGGAAGTTTTAGTTGCAAGTGGTGGTCTTGCAGGAGCAGACGCGACTAGTGGTCTTAGAGCACCAACTATTACATCAATGAGATTTGTCAAAGGAACAACTGCTACTACAGATTTAACTGCCGCTGATTCAACAGCAAGAGTTCGTGTTGAAATCACATGGGATGAGGAAGTAACTGTTGCGGGTACACCACAAGTTGTAGTTGCTAATAGTAACGCCTCAGGTGGTGGATTTGGTAACTATACACTTAGTTATATTGCATCTGGTTCAACTGCAAATAGAAAACTATTTGAAGCAACAAGTCAAAGTTTGGGTAATACTGATGTTCTGACATTAGGTGGATCAAACATTACACTTAATGGTGGAACAATTTCTGATACAGTAGTAGGTGGAACAACTCTTGCTGCATCATTAGTACTTTCCGGTCTTTCAGCAGTTGCAGTAACAATTGCATCATAATAATTAATGTTTGGAGTTAAAATGGCAAAAAGTTTATTAAAGAAGGCTAAGAAAGCCTCTAAAAGTGTGAAGAAGGAAGTTAAAAAGGAAGTACACAAACTTACTAATAAGCCCTCTTCTGCCAGAGATCATATAGAATCCCTTTCAAAACAACGCAGAGATGCGGCAGTTATATGGGGGATGATTCAAAATGGAAACCATAGTGATTCAGAGATCAAAAAAATGGTTGAAGAAAAAGGTTTTCATACACTATTAGGTGAATTGTAGTCTAATAGTTTTTTTACAGAGTTACGTCTAGAGCATTCCCTTCCGCAAGAATGTGGAGCTCTAGCGTAATGTCTTTAACGGTGGCGAGTCCCGTCACATAGCCGTAGGAGAAAAAATGGCTGATAAGAAAATTACCGCACTTAATGCTTCAACCGCATTAAGTACTGATGATCTTTTACACGTAGTTGATGATCCAAGTGGATCACCTACTAACAAGAAGATCACCGCCGCGAATGTGTTCAACAAGATCCCAACATGGATCGCATTTGCTGGAACACCTCAAGCACTTTCCGGTGCTGGAGCCGCAAATCTCACCACAGCAATTACTAACTGTACCTCTACTGGTGCAGCACAAGTAGTTAGCCTTGCTGACTCAACACAAGCAGGTCAAGTTAAAATCATCACACATACTGTTGATGGTGGAGATGTGAGAGTTACACCAACTACTTTAGATGGTGGAACTTATGCAACTCTTGATGCTGTTGGTGATACTGTTGTTCTACTTTGGAACGATAGTGCATGGCAGATTATCGGTGGAAATGGTTACGCAGTAACTTAATCCATAGTTTTTTAATGTGGAGTAGGTCGAAAGACCTACTCTTTTTGATGATAGGTTTATTATGGCAAAAGAAATGACAATTAGTATTACAGAATTAAAAGCAGAAAAAGCAAAACTTGAAGGAGATCGTGCAGTTCTAGGTGAAAGAGTTGTAGCACTTAATGCAGAACGAGATAAATCTCAACAACAATTAATAATGATTGCAGGAGCAATTCAAGCAATCAATCAACTTATTGAGAGACATGATCCAGAAGTAGTCGAGCTTGGTAGTGATTTATCAGATGAAAACCACGGACCTGGCCCCGATGAAGAAAAATGATATTTGATGATCTAAATGATGATAATTTCCTCATGTATGCCATGAAGGAATATAATGATGTACAATGTACAGATATTGAAGAATTTTATGATGACTTAAAGAAAATTAAGTATATCAAGAGACTCTTTAATATTTACAAAAATAATGGTCAATTAAAGGAACGATTAATTCTTAATCACCTTATAGTATTTTACAATGTTTTTTCAGTACAGGCAGGCACACGAATATTGTTTTATAAGATTGAAAAAGACTTTTGGCCAATGTTAAAAACATTCTTAATTTTCTTGGATCGAATGCCTGAAAAGATAGATTCGATTAGAGGTGAAACAATACTAACATCTAATATTAAACTGGACGATGGTATTGTTACTCGATTAAGATCAATAAAGGTTTAAATGGGCGTAATCACTGGAGCAGCAAATTTATATTTTATCTATAAATTTATAAGGATTCTTACTACTCCTTTTAATAAGACTGATGCGTTTAAATTGGGAATTGTAGATGAAAATGGTAAAATTCTCAAGAAAAAGGCAAAATTAAAAACTGATGAAGAAAAAGATGCCTATACCATGATGCATCGATTGGTATGGAAACTAAAACGATTAATGGAGAAAATTCCATTTGGTAAATCACGTTTAGCATCTTACGCCGCCGCTCTTTGGTTGATTAAAGAAAACAAAGAAGATAATATTTCAGAAGAAGAATTACAAGAATCATTTTTGTCCTTCTTAGAAACTGATTGGGAAAATGATGCACTCATTCTCAAAGAAAACTACGAAGGTGATTTAGATAAAAAAACATTTGAAGATTTAAAAGAAGGTCATAAGAAGGTAAAATTACCACCACACCTCGCAAAATTCTTTGACAAAAAAGGTAATCTAAAAAAGGATGCAGCAGATCGTGTCCAAAAAGGTAGAGCACAAAGAGGTGTAAAAATAACAGATAGAACTCCCGATTGGATGTTTGAAATAGCACCGCCTGGTTGGGAAGGTACTGTTAAAGCAATGAAAAAGAAAAAAGGAATAGATAATCCTTATGCACTCGCATGGCATATGCATAATAAAGGAATGAAACCACACATACCAGAAGAATTGGGAGGAATAATGGGTCAAGCTTTTCAAACCTATCTTGATGAAAAACGAAAATCTTTAAAAAATACAAAAGATGTTGGAATGGAATGTCAAGAATGTGGTAAAAAATTTAGAGCCAAATTATCTACATTAGAATATGGTAAAACTAAATGTCCAAAATGTAAGAGTACAGATCTAGATTTTCAATTTGGTGAGCAAGTAGTAGAGGGGTGGAAAATAGTAGAACATAAGGGTACTAAACCCCATAAACATCCACATGAAGATGATGAAGAAATGGATGAAAAGAAAATAATGAAATTAAAAATTAAACCAAAGAAGATTAAAAAGATGAAGGACTTGAGACTTTATGCCCCCTCTAAGAAGAAAAGTAGTTCACCTTCTTCATCTCCCCACACTCCAGCGTATGGTATATCAAGAAAAGGTGGATTTGGTGCTGGTAAAGGATATGGCACAACTTTCTCAGGAAAAACACGTTCACCTATTATGTTTGGTGAAGAAGAAATTAATGAAAAGGAAGTAGCAGTACAACCAACAGTAGATAATCTTAAACAGATTGTAAAGGACAAACAGAATGCAGTGTTCATGTTTAAGGATGGTAAAGCAAGAGTTGATCTTTTCTCTGCATCTGCTTTAATGGGAGTATATAATGCATTAAAACCCGCCACAAGAAAGAAGTTTGAAACAATGATTAAGACCAAAGGTGGTTTTATGAAATCGGCAGAATTTGCATTCAAGATGGCGAAAGAAGAAGTAGATCCTCACGCAAAAGTAATGGCGAAAAAAGGAGATAGTCCAGAAAAGATTAAAGACATGCATCCAGAAATTACGGATGATGAACTAGAAAAACTGTTTAAAGAGGAATTTAATATTAAACCTGAAATACCAAAATTTAGTCAATTCTTAAAAGAAGGACGACCATCATTAGATCCCGATTATGTACCTTCGGCCACTTTAACTGATAAAATGAGAGCAAAGCTATTATCTACACAGAAAAAGCTTTATTCATCAAAAGACATCGAATCAATGGCCCGGAAGTATAAACAAAAACTTGTCGGAGATCCTGTTGGTGGAAAATCATGGGGAGGAGATTGGGAAATCGTATTAAGAAATGGTGTAAGTTTATCGTATGAATACGGTCCAAATTCTACTTATATTAAAGGGTGGAAGTTTGATAGAAAAGCAATACAGAAGTATATTGGTAAATATGCAAATGAGCATGAAACTCCAAGAGACTATGCACCAATGGGAGGAAAAGTTCTAGTCGGTGGTCTTGAAGCGGCTTTTGAAGTAATTTCTGAGGCAGCAGGGTTTCATAATTATCCAAAAAGAAATAAAGTGGGTGATGAAATAGAAAAACTTGCAAGTAAAGGTGGAGCGGAAGCAGATAAACTTTTCGTAATAGCTACTGCATTACAGAAAGGTAGAATTCCAAATAAATTTATTAAAGAACTTAGCCCTAAGAGGAAAAAAGAAGTTCATGCTATTATGAAAGATTTTAAATGGAAAATATTACCAGAAGAAGATGAACTTAATGAACGGAAATATAACTGGGCCGTTATTGATACCGCAGATAAAAATAGAGTTCAAGCACTCACAAGTGATGAGAAAGGAGCCCGTGATTCTGTCAAATCTTCTACTATTTCAAAACATGATTATCATTATGGGAAAGATCCTAAAACTCTGAAGGTTGTTAAACTTAAAAAGGCACATAAAGATAATGACATTGGAGATCCATTAAAAGAAGAAGCACCCGCAAATAGTGTAGCAGGTGGAAACGTTAATTTAGATCCCTTTAAGAAGAAAAGGAAAAACGCAAAAGTAGAAACAGAATCTTTTGCAGGACAAAAGGTATTCGTAGTTACTCCAGATGTATATTATCAATCACGATTGGGAAAATCTAGATATTTGAGATATGAAAAATTCGTTGGAAACGATAAATTAGGAGAAGCAATCCGTCAATACGGAAGAGAAAATCCTAAAGCAGCAATTATTTTAAAGAATTCAGTAAACGGAGCTATGTTATATTTAAAATATGGAAAGAAATAGGAAATAAAATATGGCAGAAGGGAAGGAGCTCCAAGATGTTAAGCTCGAAGTCGGTCTGTTAAAAAATGAGGTCGAAGCCAGAGGAAAACAAACAGAGGTTCTTCTTTCTAAACTTGATCTCACCACAGACAAACTTCAACAGCTTACAGTACAAATAATAAAGTTAAATACTCGACAGGAAGATCATCTCAAACATGATACTACTGTGCGTGATGAACTAAAAATTCTTCATACAAGAATTGGTGATCTTCATGATAAGCAATTATCTGCACAGAAAGAAATAGAACACAGACTTGATCGTTTAGATCAATATAAATCAAAACTTATGGGTATGATTGTTGTAGTGGGAGGTGCACTTGGTGTAACTGTTACACTTGCACTACATTTTCTATAAAGAAAGGTAATATGAAAACTTTTAAAGAATTAACAGATGAATTAATTTCACGTTGGAGTGAGGCCGTAAAGAGAAAGGTAGTATTCAGAGGTGGAAAACGACAGGTGAAAAAAGTTACCGATAAAGCGGGATTTAAAATGGTAGGTGGTAAAGAAGTTAAAATGGATGCTAAAGAAAAAATGAAACGTAAAAAGGGTGCCAAAATTGCTGCAAGAAAAGCAAAAAGTAAAAAAGGAGTAGCAGCAAAGAAGCGTCTTAAGTCATTGAAAAAAGGTGGACATATAAAATGAAAACGTATTCAAGGTTTAAAGAAGGTTCATTAGACGACAAACTTGATAAGTACGTTAGTAACGAAATCAAGAAAAGGAAACTCGCAAGATTTCCTGTAAATGCTACTGATGACTACCAAATGAAAAAGAAGAAACCTGCGTTTACTTTTCCATCACCAACAGGCGAAATGATAATTAAAGTGTGGTTAAGACCTATGGCAAAACCCGCAAAGAGCCATACAAAAGCATTTAATTACGAATTGGATGATAAGTAATGTTAACCCTAAAAGAATATGCTGTATACAGTACTTCAGATTATGTATTCACATGGGATGATCACATACCGATATCTGGTCCTATGTTAAAAAGAATCTGGCCAAATTCAATTCGTGCCACAGTCTTTCATGCTACTGATTTAAAAGGACTTCATTCATTGATAAGAATGGAAGGAAGTAAAAAAACTATTTCTGCATTTTTCTCAATGATGGGAAAATATATGGGAACTGGTGTAGCTACAGGAGGGGGTATCGTTGCAGAGTTAGAAGCCGATGTTCTTGTATCTGCAAGAGATGATATAATGAGTAAAGTAGATAAAACGGGTAGAAGATGGGTTACATTAGATTTCTTTTCATCTGCCGCAAGAAACTACTTAGGTCGTGATCGATTCGCTATGGTAGAAAAAGAGTTTTTAAAATTAAAACAAGACTTAGTTTCTAAACATGTAGATAAAAATCTTTATAATCAAAATATGTGGAAAGATGTCTGGAAAGAAATGAAAGATTATCTAAAATATGATGGTAGAAAAATAGCTGCGGTGATAAAAGATTATTTTGATGGTGTAGAGAAAATTCTTAAAAGACATGAAGATATAATGGGTAGTATTATGTATGGTTATGCAAGATCAAAAAGACAAACTGATAATTCATGGGATGAACAAATAGTCAATAACTTCACGATTAAGAAAATTCATGTTCTTGAAGTAAAAGGCTATGAAGATGCAGATTATGTATATCATGATGAAATAAAAGATATTGGAAGACCAATTAAGAAATGGGATTCTGATGTAGATTTGGAAATGTATACAAGACAAGTCGTTGCAAAAGAAGTACCAGCAAGGAAAAAGAGATGATATCTTTCAAAAAATATTCAGATATTTCAACTAAGGTAGCAAAGAAATTAAAACTTTCAAAAGATAAGGCTCTTGAACTTATTGTGAAAGCACAACAAAAAGGTTATGATCCTTTAAAGTGGCAAAGAAATCTATCAATATTAACCACTATGTCTGCTGAATATGATCCAGAGATAAAGGAAAAAACAATGTCATCAAGACAAAAACTTCAACAGATGCAACACTATTGGGATAATCTTTGGCACATGGCATCAGATGTAGTAAAAAAGAAAAACATGTTTATGAGATTTGGTATTAAAAATATTAAATTGGGTAAGGGTGGAAGAAAGATATTATCATTTGATGAAGATAGAGATTATAAAGCAGAATATAAAAAATTCCAATCATCTAAAAAGATGAAGAAATATAGAGCAGAATTAAATAAATACAATCGAGATAAGGGAACTTATGGAAATGGTGATGGTAAAGATGCATCTCATAAAGGCGGAAAGATTGTGGGAATGGAAGACCAAAGTGTTAATAGGGGTAGAGCAGAAAAAAGTAGATTAGTAGGATCAAAGAGAAAATGATGGGGCTGACTTACCAAAGGCCAACCCCTGACAGTTTTTCATGCCATAGGTATTTATGAAAGAAGAAAGATTAATTTCAAGTATAGTTATGATAACTTTTTTAGGATTGTGGTTTATAGTTTTATTTACATTTGGATTACTTGTATATCAAACATCATCATATCAAGGTCAAGTTGATGAACTTATAAAAGAAAATGCCAAGATAACAACATTATGGATGGAAAAAAATTAATGAAAACATTTTCTACATATATCTTTGAAAGAATATCAAAGTCAGATTTAGATCAAGTAGAAAAATATGCAGATAGATTATTTGCAGCAGTTGGAATAGATGTTGAATTTACTAGACATTTTCATGATAGAGTGAACGATGAACGAAATAAGAAACCAATCAATTCAGCGGAGTTGGTTAGATTATTTCGTTTAACATACAAGAAGTATGGTAAGAAAATTGCACAGATGAATCCAGATGCAGAAGCAGTCATTACAGATATGGAAACAGATGTTAATATGCCATTTGTAATCAATCTTGATAAAGGTGGAATGTTAGATCTCGTTGCAAAAACAGTAATGAGAAAGAAAGATTTTAAAACTAGTAGTCAGAAATTAAGGGTATGAAATCATTTAGAGGATATTTACAAGAACGTGCACCGGCGTGGACAGAAAGTTTGTCTACTGCGTTGTTTGATCTTACACGAACACACTACATGATACCATTATCACCTTCAATCTTGAAGAGGATATGGCCTAAACTGCCTCGTACAAAAGTATTTCATTTAACAGATCGAGTTGGTGTTCAACATTTAAAAAAGATGCAGGGAGGCAAAAGATCAATTTCATCATTTTGGAATATAACTGCTAGAGCTATTGATGATGGAATCAGAACAGATGGTGGTTATGTTGTAGAATTAGAAGGAGATATTCTTGCGGCGAATCCCGATGATATAATGAGTCAACCGGATAAAACAGGAAGAAGGTGGTTAACTTTAAGTACATTACTTGATCCTGTTGATAAACATGGTATGGGTGGTGGAGTAAAACTCAAGAGAATGGAAAGTGATATAGAAGAGATGATGATAGAAATCATTATGCAATATGCAGATGATCCGATACACATGCCGAATGTTAAGAATTCTTGGATTGCTCTTGGTAAAGAATATGGAAGCAGAAGTCCAGAAGATAATAAAATTAAAGGTCAGATCATAGGAGATTATATTGATGGTATGGAAGGTGTTATGAAAAAGTACTCTAAACAATTACAGTCAGTACTTTTAGATTACGCTAAGAAAAAAATACAAGAACCAGATGAAGATAGTGGAGATACACCAGAATGGGATGAAGTAGTGGTTAATAATTTTAAAATTCAAAGGATTCATGTTACTCCCGAATTTTCATTAGACTTTGAGGGTGATAAAGATATATATGGATTTCCATTTGAACTATATCATGAAACAGAAGAAATGGTAGATTACATCAATAGAACAGTACAACCTATAAAGATATGATAAGTTTAACAGAAATAGCAGCAAGAAATTTTAAAAGAATTCGTGAAGATGAAGAACTATCCGAAGATGTTCCATTGAGAGTATCAGTAAAGGGTGGTGGTTGTGCTGGTTATGAGTATGTACTAGAATTTGGACAACCTACTAAAAGAGATTTATTTTTTGAGTCTGAAGGACTACCTATAGTAATAGATAGAAAAAGTCATTTGATAGTAGATGGTTTGGAAATAGATTGGTCAAAAGACTTATCTGCTCCTGGTCCAAGATTTCAAAATCCTAAGGCACAGTCAACTTGTGGATGTTCTACAAGTTTTTCAATTAAACAAGAAGAAACATTTACACCGGCATGGTTAAGTTAATATGGCATATTCAGAAAAGGTTATAGATCATTATGAACGACCACGTAATATTGGTAGTTTGGATAGTAGGAGTAATTCTGTTGGTACTGGGCTTGTTGGTGCTCCAGAATGTGGTGATGTAATGAAACTACAGATAGAAGTTGATGAAAAAGGTACAATAGTTGATGCCAAGTTTAAAACATTTGGTTGTGGGTCGGCAATTGCTGCAAGTTCTCTCGCTACAGAATGGGTCAAAGATAGGTCGGTTAATGAAGCAGAAACAATTAAGAATGTTGATATAGTAGAAGAGTTATCTCTACCTCCAGTTAAAATACATTGTAGTGTTCTTGCTGAAGATGCAATTAAAGCTGCAATTAAAGATTATAAGAGGAAAAATGAAACAGTTTAAACAATTTATAACAGAAGAAATAGCATCAGAAACCCGACAATTAACCGATTTATTAGTTGATTCAATATATTCCGAATATGTAAAAAAATATAATAAAAATGATGTGTCATGTGTGGGATGGTTAGATGGCACAGAAAATTCTGAAGTAAGATTCAGAAAAATATATGAAGCGGGAATTAATAATAATGATTCTATTTTAGATGTTGGATGTGGAGTAGGACATCTTCATACATATTTGAAAACTCAAGGTTGGAATGGTAAATACTTGGGATTTGATCCAAATAAGGCCGCCATTGATTTAATTGGTGAAGAAATTAATGCAGTACATGGTACAATAGAAAATATAGATAAAACAAAAAGATGGGATTGGACTATTGCAAATGGTGTTTTCAATTTAGGACTAAAAGAAGAACATACATTTTGGATTATTGAGAACATGATATCTCTAGCCAATAAAGGTGTAATATTTAATATGTTATTGGCACCATACGATGATGATAGATATGAATCATATAATCCTAAATGGGTTGAACATAGACTACAAGGTTTTGAACACAAAAAGTTAGAAATAGTTGAAGATTATATGAACAATGATCAAGAATTTACTGTTTATTTTTATAAGGTATAAATGGACAAAAAATTTAAACATTACTTAGTAGAATTTGATTCACCACAAATCTATTGTGATATGGATGGAGTATTGGCAGATTTTGAAAAGGGTGTAGAAGATTTAATCGGTGGAAAATTTAATGACGACAGATGGTATGAATTACCTGATGATTTTTTTCTCACTCTAGAACCAATGCCTGATGCCCAAAGATTATGGGGCTTTATCGGTAAATACGATCCATTTATCTTGACCGCGATCCCTAGAGCATCCAGGGGACCTATTTCAAAAAGAGCGGCAATGGATAAAGCACGATTCATGAAAAGATGGTTTGGTGTTACACAGGATAGAATGTATCCTGTTATGAGAGCAGATAAAATGAGATTTGCAAAAGATGGAAGGGATGGAAGACCGAATTTACTCATTGATGATCACTCTAAGAATATTGCTCAATTTAAATCTGCGGGAGGAATAGGCGTACATCATACAAGTGCAGCTAATTCAATTAAACAATTAAAGAAGATTGGGTATAAATGAACGATTTATTTAATATGTCTGAATTTATAATGGTGGGATTAGTTTTATTTTCATCATTTTGGATATTTCTATTTAACTATAGGACAGACAACAAAGAAAAATATCAAAGTAAGTGGTTGATTTTGTTGGACCTCCTTATCAATATGGGTATGTCTACAACGGGTTATTTACTCATAACTGTTGTATTCACAAATGTTCCACAATTAAAAGAATATGAAAGTTATCGTTATCCTATTGGCTATTTGTTTGGACTTACTTCAAATGTAAGTATACCAATCGTACTTAAATGGTTTCAAGAACAGATAACTAAAAAACTTAAAGAAGCAGGAAAGAAGTGAGGTAGATTATGGCAGAACAAAAGAAAGCCCCAAAACACATTGCAGAAGAAAATGTAGATGTAATGGAGGTAGAACCAGTAAAACAAATTGAAATAGAAACCAAGAACCTAGTTGCATCTAGTAAGGTTTTTATATACTTAATTATTGGGTTGATAGGTTACTTAACATTCATAATCATTCCTAGTATAGAAGAAAAAGTAACATGGATGGAGAAAGACTTAAATTCCGTTTTAGTACAATCAGAACGATTTAAAAAAGGCACAAGAGTTTTTGCAAGAGACAATCAATGTGCATCTTGTCATTTGAGCCCAGATTATCTACTACACAATCTTCTTACCAAATATCCTAGTTTTTCTGATATCAAATCATTCATGCAAGTAGGACATCAGAGATTTTATACTATGTCAACACCTATTCCCGATGAAGAATTACTAGAAATCTATCGGGCACTACAATGATAATGTTTGGAAAAGCAATTGTAGCATTAGTATGGGTAGTTTGGGTAGTTGTAGTTGGTTCTACTGCTGAAGGACAAAATGTAAGTCCAGAATATGTTCCCACATATAGTACAACTTACGATAGGGTAAAGGCAAGAGGATATGTCATTTGTGGAACTAATGATGAATTCCCCGGTTTTTCTCAAGAAGTAATGATGAGTGGAAACGAAGAAAGGTGGGAAGGTTTCGATGTTGATCTTTGTCGAGCAATTGCAGCAGGAATATTCGGAGATGAAACTGCTATAGAATTTGAAATAGTCAATGGAAAAACTAGATTTGAATTTTTATTAGATGGAACAATAGATGTACTTTCAGCTGCAACGACATATACTTATACAAGAAATGTAGCTAAAAAATTAGAATTCATGCCCACAACATTCTACGATGGTCAAGGATTCATTGTAAGAAAAACTCTCGGAGTATCTTCTGCGAAACAGATGGAAGGTGCAAGAATATGTTTTAGTTCAACTGGAACTGCTGCAAAAAACATAAAAGATTTTTTCAAGAAGCACGAAATAAATTACATACCTGTTTCCGTACCCCCAAATCAAAAGACAAAAAATGTTTACAAAAGGGGTGACTGTGATATGTATGGAACAGATAGATCAGGATTAGCATCAAATAGATTAAGTTTTAGTGATCCTGACAGACATTTGATTTTACCAGAGGTAATTTCAAAAGAACCTCTCGGTATGGTAGTTCGTTATGGTGATCAGAAATGGTCAGATATAGTTCGATGGACAGTCTATGCTCTGTTTATCGCAGAAGAAATAGGATTGAATTCAAATAATATTGATAGATTTGAAAATAATAATGATCCAAATATACAACGTTTTATGGGTGAACTTAATGGAAATGATCACCCTCATCTAGGATCTAAACTCGGTTTGGGCGCAAACTGGTCATACAATAT